TTTTGTGTAAGACCAGGCATACCGACACCACCAGTAGGTATTCCTAATTCATCTGCTACTTGTAACCCTAAGAAGTCTATACCTTCTTGACCACCACTGTTTAGTTCTTTTACTAAGACTTCCATCTCAGGGTCAAGTCTGTCAATAGTAGCTTCAGGCATTACTTGTTCTAAGAAATCATCTTTGAGTGCATTCATACTTGCTACATCTTTTAAGTCATTAATAACATTGTTTGGTCCTGCAAGTTCATATTC